TTAGGGTTATAATTTGTATAATTTGTATAATTTGTATAATATGTTTTAAATTTAATTAATTAATTTAAATTAAATATGAGTTGATGTCAATGTCATCAATCAAGTATTTTTTTTTTATTTTGTCTGCTAACAAAATATGAACAATTGCTTTTTTAAATTTTACTATATTTTTAATTTCATCAATAATACTGGTTAAATTTATAGAAGGTGACCAATTGTCGTAACAATCATAAGAATCGCAACACAAACAGTCCTTTTTCTTGTATTTCCGAACTATATTTCTCTCGTCATTATCAGATATTCTCAGTAAATCTAAATAAGAATTACCATTATAGTATATTTTCGGAGGCTGAAAAGGATATGTATTCTTAAAAATGAATCCATATTTTTCTTCATTTTCGGTAACAATCAATTCAACATTCCCAGAATTATTTGACAATACAAAATCGGGATATTTTTCGTATAAATTTTTACAATCATTAGCAATTCTTCTACTCGACACACCTTTTCCAAATTTTTGGAAAAACTCATTAACATAGTTGTTGTTATCCATTTTATTTATTATTATACTATTTATTAAAAAATAAATATTATATCAATTTTATATTTTATATATTTATATATATTAATATATTAATATATGAAGCAAAAAATATGTAAAGATTTAAATTTTAGTGATTGTGAAATGGCGATTTTGCGTATGGCTGTAGATCAAGCAGAGGAAAAAATGGGTAAACGAATCGCGAATTCAGAAGATATTCAAAAAATAATCAATGTCGTAGAGGATTTTTTGAAAACGGATGATTTAATATGTTATGGTGGAACTGCGATTAATAATATTTTACCAGAAGAAGACAAATTTTATAATACCGACGTAGAAATACCCGATTATGACTTTTTCTCTTATGACGCTTTAGAAAAGGCCAAGAAGTTAGCAGATATTTATTATAAAAAAGGGTTCACCGAAGTAGAGGCGAAAGCAGGTCAGCATCACGGTACTTACAAAGTATATGTTAATTTTATACCGGTTGCCGATATCACACAAATTCCCAAAGAAATATTTATGGCTTTGAAAAAAGATTCGATAAGAGTTGCGGGTATTTTGTATGCGTCACCAAATTTCTTGAGAATGTCGATGTATTTAGAATTGTCGCGACCCGCGGGAGATATAAGCAGGTGGGAAAAGGTTCTGAAACGTTTGAGTCTTCTCAATAAAAACTATCCCTTAACCAGTATAAATTGTGATGAAGTAGAATTTCAAAGAGAAATGTCAGATAAGAAAAATGAGGATGCCATTTATGAAAATGTTAAAAATACATTTATTAACCAAGGTGTCGTGTTTTTTGGAGGTTTTGCTATTTCTCTCTATTCTCAATATATGCCAAGGAATTTACAAAGACGTTTACATAAAATAGCTGATTTTGATGTGCTTTCTCACGAACCTGAAACAACGGCGCAAATAGTGAAGGAGCGGTTAAAGGATATTGGTATAACTAATTGTAAAATAGTGAAACACGAACCGGCCGGCGAAATAGTCCCCGAACATTATGAAATCAAAGTGGGAAGGGATACAATTGCGTTTATTTATAAACCAATAGCGTGTCATAGTTATAATGTTCTTTTTATAAAAGGGCAAAAGGTGAAAATAGCAACTATAGACACTATGTTGAGTTTTTATTTGGCATTTTTATATGTTGATAGACCTTATTATAATGAGTTTTCAGATAGAATCTTATGTATGTCCAAATTTTTATTTGAAGTACAACAGAAAAATCGCTTAGAGCAAAAAGGATTGTTAAAACGCTTTAGTATAATATGTTACGGACACCAAGAATCAGTAGAGGAAATGAGAGCTGAAAAGGCGGCAAAATATAGAGAATTAAAGCAAAGCAAAAATAAAGCAGAGCTTGATGAATGGTTTTTAAATTATAAACCAGACCAAAATAAAAATTCTTTAGAACAAGAAAAACAAGAAGAAAAGGAAAAAATAGAAAAACCAAAAAAAACAGAAAAAAAGAAAAAAACAAAGGCAAAAGCAAAAGCAAGAAAGCCTTTTTTTGACTTTTATGGTAAAAAGACCAGAAAAAACAAAAAAGGATTGTATTAGATGTACTTTTCTTACGAAGTTGTAAAAAGTAGAAAAAGTAGAATTTACAAACAATATGTTTCCAATAATATGATAAAAATATCGTGTGTTATTTTTGATATTATCTTATATACAATCGTGTTTTCAAAATTATATCCAATCAGTATTTTGCTTTTAAAATATATTAAAAGATATATAAAATTTATCATAAGCTTTTCAAAAATCATTTTTAGATAATTAAACGTCTTATTAGTAACAGACCAATCATTTACATAACTACACATTTGTGTATCCGACTGTTTAATATAAAAATTATGTATATCAAGTAATCCAGAGAGAATACGATGAAAATTCGATTTTTCATTTTTAACATTTAATAAATTGCCGATTTTATCATAACCATAAAGGTCCAAATATAGTATTTTTTTACCAGACTCATTATTAAAAATATATGGATTCATTCCATCAACATACTTATTATCATATAAAAAATTACCATCTATTAAGTAAGGAATAAAACACGATTTAATAATCGTATCGAATATTTCATCAATATCTTTATAGCTTGACTTTATCGTTTTCTTACCCTTTTTTATATTATTGTAACAAATATATAATTTACCGTTTATCTTTTCACAAATATTACTAGGTATTCTATCCTTTAAATGTATTTTAAGTTCTTTTATAGTAGGTAATTTATGACCATTTTGAAATTCCTTTTTAACAATATCATATAATGGTGACATCATATCTAAAGCATCAATAAAATATAAAATCGCTACTGCTGAACCAATACTACAACCAGATATTCTTTCGATTATAATATAGTTACGTTTTTCCATTTCTTTCAAGAAGTACAATGCTCCTACCAAATAACTGCCATTAAACATACCACCATCTAAAACTAAATCAAGCCTTAATGGTGTCTTAGAATTCTTTAAATCATCCGGCAAATTTTCAATTAATTTTATTACATAATCATTTATCATTTATAAGTTTATATGTAATAAAATATGGGATTTATATTGTTGCTTTATAACGTATTTTTTACATCACTTAATTTTTTATTCTGTAAAAGTCTTTCTATGAATTTGTCTTCTTCTTTGTGTGTGACATAAATATTAATTATCTCAGCAGGCGAATAAAAACAATCATTAATATTTTGTAATTTTTCAGTGTCGATTGGTTTTTCAAATAAATGATTGTAAATCTCCGCTATAGTATTGTGGCTGGCATTATCCAATTTATGGGTTATATCGATTCTACCTGGTCTTGTTAGCGCCGAATCCAGCTTTTCATAATGATTCGATGTAATAATCAACATTCTTCCTGGTGTTTCACGAATACCGTCCCACAAATTCAAAATATCATCCAGTGTTATCGGTTGTTCGCCGCTATTTGCCCCGATATTTGTAGACCCATTAATATCGCAAATTGTTTGTAAAACATCGCTCACCTTTACAGTGTCATTATCTGTTTTAATCAAACCGTTTAAATTGTTGCTACTATTATTACTACCAAAATTTTTATTCTTGTTTCGCTCATTTTTTCTTTCTAAAATAATATCTCCAATACAATCAATGTCCTCAAACACAATAATTTTTTTGTTAAATGTCATATCTCTTTTTTCATTATCGTGATTATATGTGTCCTCGAAAAAGTAATATTCTAATTGTTGTTTGGTCTTAATTAACTTCAATGGTATAACAATAATATGTCTTCCAGTATGGTTTGCGATTGCTTTAATTAATGACGTTTTACCAGTACCTGGAGGACCGTGTAATCCAATACCGAGCGAATAAGGAATACCCTTTTCACAATACCACTCCTTTTTACTCGTAAAATAATCTATTTTGTTAATTATATCTTGTTTGCCATCGAAAAATATGTTTTTAAATGTACGATTACTTTCAAATACATATTCACTCCAACTCGCATATTTAGAATCATCATCGTCTTTTTTAACATTATCTAAAACATATATAAATTTTTTGTTGGAGCGTTTATCTTTAATTGTCGTAAGATGTTCATTGGTAATATTGTCAATGTATTTCTTTAAATAATCAAGCGAATGTTTATAAGAATAAATTTTTAAAGTAATTGTATCGGTTTTTGTAATAATTTTCTCCTCTTTTTGATTTCCCTCATCTTTTTCAATCTCAGAATGAACGAAAATGTCTTCATCTATTAAAAAATGTTTATTTTGGAAAACTATAAAAATATCTTCGTGTTTTTTATCTTCTCTATACTTGGCGGTGGAATCATAATTACTCGATGTTTCTTTTATTTGATAAATCGTCTTATTTTTTTCAATATTATTTATAATATAATTCCATATTGCTTTAAAGCGAGCGCTATATGAAGATGTTGTAGTTAATGTATGTGAATATGCCGATGTAGTACAACTCTTTTTGCCTTCTAAAATCACGACATTTTTTTTATAAAAAAGACATTTTATTTTATCAAATGATAAATTTGTTAATAATCTATCAAGACGGTTTTCATAAATATAATTCATAATGTATCCGATTATGCTCATAGCAATCACTGATAAAATCGAGTCTATAATTACGTTATCGGTTTTAAAAAAACTAATAACTTTCATTTTCATTGCGTATAAATAATTTAATCTCATTTCTTCCATATAATTATTTTTAATTAGTATAATTATATAGAAATCTTTAAATAATTTGTTTTATGTTTTATACCGGACACTCTTGCTTCGCTTAATCCGGTCTCTCTTACTTCGCTGAATCGCTTTAAAAAGTGCCAAAATGGTTTGTAACTCTATTCAGTAAATAAAATAGCAACCCAAATAACACACTTGAAAACACGAAGCCGTTTATATTGAAATTGCCGTCATTTGAAAACAAAACAGGGAAATAATTAAATAAAAACCGTCTGAAAAATGGCAACTGAAATAAGAAATATAGCACTGCCAATAGGAGTGGAGTTTGTATCTCATTATACATTTCATCAAGTGAATCACTTCGGTTCATATTTCTATTATAGCCGTCAATCATATCAGAGGTTTGTTCGTAATCTTTAATATAATCAGCTTGTCTTTCGTGCATAGGGACATAATTGGGCTGTACTTGTGCGTCATTACTGTGTCCACTCGTGTTCATCGGAATGTCGCGTGATGGTAACTGCGTGGCACCAGAAACCGCCGCTTGTTGAAGACCACTTACAATTTGACTAATAGTAGTTTGGTCTAAACTAAAATTTGGAGTTTGCCCTTGATTAGGTTGCTGTTGTTGACCTTGGTTGGGATGTTGCATTTGGTTTTGTACTACATTCTCTGATGCGTTAAGTGTAATATTTCCTCCTCCAACAGGGTCAGTAGGTAAATCTAAAATACTTGTTGAATCGCTCATAAGTATTATAAAGAATGATTGATTATAATAATTACGCAAAATTTATTCGAAATCCACTGTTTTTGCATTGGCGTCACATTTTGTAGCTACAGGGGTATATTTATAACATTTATCACCGTTTTTATATATTTTATCCTGAAATTTATCTAAAGGTGGGGCGTGAAAAATAAGACAATCTTTATCTTTACAAACAGTTCTAAAGAGAGAAGCTAAACCAAAACCCAGCAATATAGACATTATTATTTTTCCTGTTTCTGTGTGAACAAACCTTCCAAGATACATTCCCATTTATATATTGAACGATTTAAATATTGAACGATTTAAATATTTGCTAAAATATAATGCTAATTTTGTATAGGTATAGAAGAAATTAGCGATTCATCTTTTGGACATTTTACTTCTTCTTGTTCAAAATAAAAACAATTATCTGCTTTGTCTTTGAACAGAACCTTGTCGACATTTTCAGGACTGGGATAAATATATATTGTTTTCATTTCAGGACCCAAAATGTAAATAAAAAATATACCAATCGCAAAACTCACAAGAAATATAGGTAACGAAATGTAATTAAATATCATTATATAATTTATAATGATATTTTTTTATAGTCAATTTATGTTCTAACCCACTTATAAAATGTATTAAAATCCTTATAAAAAAAGTATTGTACTTTATTTGGTGGATTATATATTACATTCCAGACACTCAATGTATACTTGTCGTTTAACTCTACATAATATTCAAAATGCTCTTTGTGGGTACAATCATACTCCATAGTATATTTTGCAGGAGTTGGTATTTTTAACTTAGATAATATATTATATCTGTAATCATTTTTAGATATACAATTTATATATTCACCTTTTCTATATTTAATTCTTCCATCAAATTCTAATATTAAATTTAATATATCTTGTGGAAAATTGTCCATATATTTATTGTTATACGTTTTTATACTTTTATACTTTTATTTATAGTAAATGTAAAAAGATCTAAGTTTTATTAGAAATTACCTCTATTGAATTTCAACTCCTTTTTAACAATGTCGG